GAAATGACGTTGGACAGAGTTATGTGCTTCATCGAAGTAAATAGTATCAACCTTAAGGTCTGCCTGTTGCAGACGCTGCAGGGAGTTATAAGTGGTGAAGATCAGTTGATGCTTATAGGCACGGCGAGACCAGTTGTAGATCTCAGAAGGTTTGGTCGTGCTCTGGTGATGCGTCTCACCACTATGAACGTGAAGAACAGCAGCAGTCGTGATAAACTCAAGGAACTCGCTGGACAATTGCTCTGCCAGGATGATTCTCGGACAGCACACTACAATGGTCTTCGGAGCATCAGACTGAAACTCACGCAGAGCATCAAAGATAGCAACGTTGGTCTTGCCAGAACCAGTCGGCATAATCACCTGACCCTTACGATACTGCAGCAAGGCATCCAAAGCACGTTGCTGGTGAGGTCGGAGTTGAATCACAGGTCTCATCGCGTATAGGACTATTATAGCAGAAAACCGCCCCTGGTGCGACCCATGGGACAGTTCTCAAAGTGTCCTAGTATTTCATCTTCAACCTAGACAAAGGTAGTCTAGTCGTTTGTTTGATTGTTGTCAAGTTCTTCGGTTATTTTTTCGAATTTCTCTTGCCAAGAACTTTCATCAGCAGTCCACTTGCCTAATGGACAAGAATCAAGGATAACTCTTGCTTTTGCTGGAACATAACAACCACATTCCATGCATTTATTTTCCATATCATCAAATCTTTCACAAGACCTACAAATTTGTGTTCTTTGCTTATAAACATCATCAGATGCAACCAAAACGGTATTATGATTTTGATTGATGTACTTTAAAAGTTCCCAAGAAAAGTTAGCAAGATTTTTTGCTTGTTGCCCAAGAGAAGGATACTGTTTTTCGTCAGACATGTTGATATTTTTCAGTTAAAAATATTTATTACAGATTATACAGGATTATATGCACCTTTTACTGTTGATGCATTAATTTCACCTTCAACAAAATAATTTGATCCAGAGATCGCTTTGCCAGCAACTCCACCACTTCCAGTATTACTACTGTTATCACCATTAGAAGCCCAATCTCCACCAGAAGCACCCTGCAATCCTGCAGTACCATTAGTCGCTCCACAACCTCCACCAGCACCGCCTGGAGATCCAGCAGCACCTGCTAAAGATCCAGAAAGATTTGTGTATCCTCTTCCAAGACCACCAGTTCCTCCAGCTCCACCGGTACCACCAGCAGTGGGAACATCTCGTCTGCAATATCTACATTGCCTATTTTGTGAGCAACATGTGCTCCATCCGCAAGAATATGTTTGGCAGCATCCGCCACAGTTTCCATTGTATCCAGTTTGATAGTATCCACTTGGACATCCTGGAGCGCCACCACAACCTGCTGTTTCACTTGTAAGAACGCAACTTCCTCCGGTTCCATTAGTACCATTTTGCCCTCTCTCTCCACCTCCGCCACCACCATAAATTTTTGCACTACTTCTCACAAATACCGCAATATTATTTCCACCCGAAGATGCTATAGACAAACCAGTTCCACCCTCTTCTCCAGAGGGATCTGGTGCGCCTGCGGTTCCTCCACCTCTACCACCACATGCATAAATGTTTCCATAAACATCAATGGTTAAATTATACGCTGTAGCATCAAAAGTTGCTGCTGGAGACGGAGCGAGATTAGATCCACAAGTTCCATCAACAAATAAAAATTTACGAATATTTTTAGCTAAATTACCCTTCCAGAGTTGAACATCAATATCAAGATTAAGATCGGTTCCAGATTGTGTAAGATAATGATACTTTACGGAATTTCTAAATTGAGAAGTTTTCCAATTTGTTTGTGTGGAAATACCTGCATTTTCAACAGAATCTGGAACAATAGGATCCTCATCCGTAATTGTTGTGATTCTTCTCAATTCCGATGATCTAATTTCAGCAATATCAGTATTAAAAGATGGTCCATCACCAGATGCTTGCTTTCTTAACTGGGCACGAAAGTTTGTTCGTAAAGAACTAAACTTAATTTCCCCAGAAGTATAGTAAGGACCTGCCGTTGAAATCGCTACTGCCATTTATATGATGTTTTTTTTATTTATGAATTGAATCTATAATTTTCTTATGCGACACTTTCCCATTTTCAATTTTTTTCTTTTGATTGTATGAATGATTCTCTATTATCATTTTTAAAATTTGATTTTTATTGTATTTGGACTCTAAATGTTCACAAATAGATTCTTTATTAAACATTCGCAATCCATTAGAAACTTGAATGAAACTGTCAAGATGCCAGAAAAATCTAGACAAGTTATCACCTAAACTAGAAGCATCAATAAATTCATTTCTACATTTCTCATCAAAAGTTCTAACCCATTCCTTTTTATTAGAAGTCATATATTTCCAAAAATTAGAATCAGTTCGATTTGTATTGTAGTGTAAACAAATAAAATCAACAATTGCTTCGTATGTTCTTAGATTCATCTCGTTGAATCTGTTTTTATTATGTTCTAAAAATTTTAGAGTAGAATTGAATGAAATAAAATCATAAAGTTGTTTCACAATAATATGAATACCAGTTGATTCTAAAGGTTCAACAAATCCACTCGATAAACCAACTGCTAAACAATTGCCAACCCACGCTTTATCATAATATCCAGGTTTGTAATGAATGATTCTGTCAGTCTTTAGTTCAACTCCAAATTTTTCTAATAACCAACTATTATATTTTTCTCTTGCTTCTTCATCTGTTGTAAATTTAGAAGAATAAAGATATCCTGTTCCATATCGATTTCCAATTGGTATTTGCCATATCCATCCATTATCTGTCGCTTCTGCAAGTGTATATGATGGAATCTCGTCAAAATTATAAGGCACTTGTTGAGGAATTGCTCTATCAATCGGTAGATAATCTGTTATATCAACCCAATTTGCTTCTAGATTTTTGATAAGAAGAGAATTAAATCCAGAGCAATCTATGTAAAAATCTGCTGATACATTACCACTATTTTTAAAATCTATACTTTCAATTTTATTACTACCAACATTAATTTTTTCGGCAACATCATCTATAAAGTTAACCTCAGTGCTCAACTTTTCAAACATATAATTTGAAAAATCTTGAGTATCTATATGTAAAGCATGTTCATAGTCAAATTGTTTGTTTGGTACGGTTGTGGTTGCTTCATTGTACAAAAGACCGCCATCATAACAGTCATTTGGTATCGAATATATTGCCGTAGAGTTATCACATTCACCCCAAAAGTTAACTTCTTGAAATCCATGAAAATATTCTGTTCCGGGTATCCAATTTTTAAAGTTAATTCCCAACTTTATGGTTACATTTAAATCTCGAATTAAATCTTCGGTTGTAAGACCTACAGCATTTAAAAATTGATGAATTATAGGTGTTGTACTTTCACCAACTGCAATATTTTTTTTTGTTGCATCATAATACAAAGATACTTGTACTTTATCTCCCCAATAACTTTTTATCATTGCTGCAGCAATTAATCCGGCAGTTCCGGATCCTAAAATAATAAATTTTTTCATACAAATATAAAATTAATTAAGATCTGCCCAAGCTGTACCTGTCCAACCCTGGAATCTAGCTGTATTGGTATTATAGATAAGCGCACCAGAATATCCAATTCCTGTTGCTAATCCAGATCTTTGTACAGTTGTTAATTTTGGCACCATCATAAATGCAAATTGACCAGAACTGAAAGATTTTCCTCCATCAGCAAAATCAAGAGCACAACGAACGCTTGTTGTACCAACTCCTACTGCAGCATCTCCTGATACATATAAGTCTGAATTGACCAGTTTGGTGCTTGAATTGTATTGCTCAAATTCTTTCGCTAAGACTATTCCAATCCCGATAGTGGAAGAAGTGGATCCAATTCCAATGCCAGAAAATACAGCGCCTCCAGCTACGTTAAGTAATTCAGTTGCGAAAGTGGTGGTACTAATTCCAATTCTGGCAAATAATCCATCATCGATTCTTGCATCTACACCAACAGCTGGAAAATCTGTTCCTATTCCAATAGAACCGATACCAGTAATCGCTATGCTACCAGAAACTCTTAAATCATTGAATGTCGATACGCCAGAACTATTATTGAGATTCGTATTATTTACAACCGGTGGAAGTGAAAAAGATCCAGCGGAAATATCTCCATCTACAATTACATCAGATAAAAATCTAGCATTGCCAGTGATAGTTGACGTTCCTACGACATGAAATTGTGCTGATGGATTTGTAACTCCGATACCAAATCTACCATCATAAGTTAAAGAAGCCAATTCGGTATTTGTTTGACCATAGTTCCAAGCGAATCTTCCAGTACCAACACCAGATACTCCAGCATGAATAGTCATGCTTAGATTTCCAATATCATTATTTAAAATTTCAAGAGTTCTAGGAATAGATCCAAATCTTATTGAACCTGTACTCTTACCAACACCAACAGATTGACCAACACTAATTGTAGAAACACCAGTATTTGAAACAATTTCAAATAAAGGCGCTGTGGATCTTCTAATTTGCAATTGTGCTCTTGGATTTGCTGTTCCAATACCAATAAATCCATTAGATAATGCAGTGAATGCCGTTGCCCCTACACCAACATCTAATTCAGATAATACCGTAATAATTCCAACTGTAGATAATCCAGTATTAACTTCTATCGCAGTTATTGTCCCAACACCAATATTTGGATTTCCAGTAAGACTTAATGCTGTACTTGCAATTCCAACAAAAGAACCTACAAATCTAGTGGATGTAATAACTCCGCTTGTTATTACTGTTGCCGCAGTTGTGCCACCAGATCCTACAGTAAGAATTGTAAATGTTGAAATTCCAGTTGAATTAATTTCCCCTCTAAGAAGTCCACTAAAATAAGCACCTGCGGTAATAATACCAGATGCTCTCATATTTCCTCTGGAAGTAATCCCAACTCCACCAGTTCCTAAACCTACAGTAGAGTCTGGATCTCCACCAATATGAAGAAAATATGGTTGAATTGGATTTGTTGTAGCAATACCAACTCGTCCAATTGCATATATGCTCGTAGCACTAAGTCCAGGATTAATATCAATCCACTGAGAAGTAGGAATATTGATTAAACCACTACCATCACCATAATATGTAACAATTCCAGATGTTGTTATTCCAGTAATGACGCCAGCATTAATTTTAACCGTTCCATCCGTTATTGTACCAAAAGTTCCAAATCCAGTTATTTGTATATTAGGAGAGTTAAGCAGTGAAGCCGTTAGTAATCCAACAATTCTTGCGTTTCCGCGAACATCTAAGATTTCAATAGGCGCTGATGTTCCAATACCAACCAAACCATTAGCATTTACGATAAAATTATCATCATCAACTTGAACACCATTACGAAGGTTAAATGACTTTCTATAATTTGCCATCTTATATGGTTTTTAGTTATTTATCTAATAGTTTTTGAAGCGATGCAAAATCATACTCTAAACTTTCAACTTTCGCAGTTAATTCTTTGACAGCTTCAATTAATAGAGGTACAACCTTATGATAATCGACTGCAAGATAACCATTATCTCGTGTTACGACTGCTTCAGGAAGAACCTTCTCAATTTCTTGTGCAATGACACCAACATCATGACCAGACTTATTGGATTTTTCATTCCAATCAAATGTATTTCCACTGATTGAAAGAACCTTAGCAAGAGGATCGTCAATTGGAGTAATATTATCTTTCAATCTTTCATCAGAAGTCCAGAATGCTGTGATATCATCACTAACGCTCAAAATACCAGTAATTGTGGTGTTAGTTAAGATTGCAACGCGACTTCCAGAAGTTGCCCCAATACTTAAATTACCACTATTCGTATCAATTGTATTTGTAGAGCTAATTGCAATTCTAATATTATCAAATTGAACCGTGGAACAATACAATGTTCCACCGATATTGACACTCTTACCAATTCCAACGCCACCAGCAACAATTAAATCGCCATTGTGAGGAGCTGTTGAATCCGCACCTTGTGTTAATCTTACAGTATTATTAAATGTAGCGACAGATTTAATTCTCAAATCTCTGTTAAAGTTAACAGGACCATCAAATTGGGAAAGAACTTTACCAGAAGCACCACCTTCCACAAGGAGTCTTTCTTTTATAGTTACTTCATCAAATACAGCACTTAATTTATTTGGGGCTTGACCAGTTACAGTTGGATTTGGAATATCAAAAGAAATTGTTTCGCCGCTTGTTGAAGATGTTTTAGTATTCCCACTGAAAAAGTCCCCGTTGTTATTCATTCCAGTGTAAACTACTACACCAGCATCACGTTCTTGGGAGTTTGCTAAGAAATTTTCTTCATCATTCAAACTTTTAACTTGAATTTGGGGTAAACTGGTGGAATAATTTCCTGGTCCATATCCAAGATATTCAAATGTATGACCAGAAGCACGAATGATTGAAGGTCTACGGAATTCGACAGCAAGAGGATTAATCTTGCGAATTAAAGAATTTTGATCATGACTTTCTTGAAGAGATCCAAGAGAACCACGAATAACAGTAGCAGTGGTATTTCCAGTGCTAACTAATCTCATTATTTCGTTATCAATTTGAATATAAGAACCTAATTGCAATCTTTGAGCGGTTCCAACACCACTGATTGCTCGATAATAAATTGTATTTTCTGTGCCAATTCCAGTTGTTAAGGTAAGTTTATTGTTATTATAGAAACTAAATCCACGCACACCATAATTTTCTGCTGCAGCATCAGATGTTGCCTCATTTGCATCTAGTCCACGCCTGAATACATATCCAGCAGTGGTTGCAATGCCAACTGTTCCAGTTAAAGCGGTGAATGTATTAACATTTAACCTCTCTTTAACAATATAAACTCCAAGATTGTTGTTGCTTATATCATTAACTTCAAATCGATTTCCTGCAAGTAATCCATGTGCAGAAAGTGTTGTGAAAGTTGTAATTCCAGTTGCGCTAGAATATACAGATGAAGTTATTCCAACAGATGGTCCAACGAGATAAACATATGAGTTTCTTAAAGGAGTTGGATCACCTGCAGTTTTGGCAACTGCAATTGATGTCGAAGATCCAATGGATGTAATACGATAATACGCTTCAGATGTGGATCCAATACCAGTTACGCAAACAATATCATCAATATTTGTAGAAATTCCAGCAGCAGTAATTACATATCTCGCTGCACCATTTCCCGCTCCAATTTTTGTTTGATCATAATACAAACTAGAAGCACTGTATCCAGATCCTGGAGACATGATTTCAACTTCACTTACTGCTCCTGCACTTACTACAACTTTTGCTGTGGCACCATTCCAAGATCCAGTTTGAGATCCATTTAATAGTTTTACGTTATAATATGTTGAGATTCCAACTGTTGGAGTATAGTTTGAACCAGCCGTAATTGTACCAGTAACGATTCCAGATAATCCATGGAATCTTGGGAAAGTAATGGTTGCAACTCCAGAAGTTGAAACAACCGAAGAAATTGTAAGACCAATTCCAACTTCTTGCATGAATAAGTCAATTGTCTCTCTTGTAACACTTCTCTTGAGATCGTTCGTGTTAACTGCACCAATTGGAGACCGTTTTGCAAACGTTTTTGCTGGAAGTGGATTATCATCAAAGTTATCTCGATCAAGTTGTGGATATAAATCAACTGCAAGTTGAGAATACTTTAAGTGTGTAAACTCAGCAGTCATTGAATTGTTTGCATTTAACGCATACAAGTGATATATTCCATCTTGTTTGTTAAAGATGTATGGAGAGATAACTTCATTTCTATAAACAAATAAATTTCCTCTCCAATCATTTCTTTCAAATCTAGGTAATGAAGAATTTCTATTGTTTGTATTGTTAGTAGAATTGCTTGGAACTACATGTGCAATTCCATCAACATCAACTGTAGAATATTTGAATGTGAAAGAATCTGTAACTTCAGTAATTTGGAATCTTCCGTTATATCCAACATTGAAAATCCCTGTAGTATTACTTGTATCCGTAACATTTCGGACATTTACATATTCACCAACTAAACAATTATGAGGCATTTCTGTAAGAACTGTTACTGTTCCAGAACTTACAGTACAAGTTGAAATGAATCTTGGATTTCTTTTAAACTGATAATCAGTATTTGCAAGAGAAACTTTTGTAAAATCAGCATCATTTCTAGCACCAGTAGTGCTTGATTCTTGCATAACAAATCCAGATTCTGGATCTTTCGCATTAGGAATTTCTTTTGGAATAACAACTCTTAACTTATAAATCTTTTCATCAAGACTTCTTTCATCAGAAACACGTCTTACAAAAGAAAGGTCTGTTGTTTCACCATAAGTCGCTACTCCACCAGTGTTAAATGCATTATAAATGTCATTATTTTGATTTACATGAATATACCAATTACTATTTTGAGGATCATATTGTACTGGAGAACCAAGATCTCCAGACTCTTTTTCAGAAACTCTACTCAAAATTGTGAGATTTGTTCCTCCATAAACAGTAATTTCATTCCCTTGTGTAGCATTAGTAAATGATGCTGCTAGTTTGATTGTATTATTATCATTATTATTAATGACATAATATGTTTCATGTGCAGTAATATTTTCCGGCAGATCACCGTCTTCACTAATAATTTTTACTGTTTCGCCAGTTAATAATGCATTTGCTCCAATTGTAAATGATCCGTTTGAATCTGGTCCAGAAGTTACACGATATGACTTAACTGAACTTGATGTACCTCTAGCTGTTGTAAGTCCACTTACGGCGATTGCGTTATCGCACATGTAAATGTTAGCAGAATAAGTAACTCCTAAACCAACAAAGTACAATTTATCATCGACTCTCGCACCAATTCTATATCCTTGAGTAATTGAAGATGGGAAGAGATCTTTTGCATTATATCCAAAAAGATATAAATGACTTGAAATTCCAACTTGAGTTGTTAGTCCAACGTTTAATGATAACCATTCTACATTTTCTTCAACCGATACAATCGCTCTAGGGGCAATAATTCCAGTTAAATATCCACTATCATCTTTAGTAAATGCTTCTTTTTTAAATCCACTCGAAACTAATGAAATTTGACCAAAGTTTGAGTTGGAGTTTGTAATTGAAGCGTCCCCACCAGAGCGAGAATCAAAGTGTTTGTTAAATCCAATTGCGAAAACAGAAACGATTTGAATGAATGAATCGTTTGAGAGTTTGATATGACTAGTTTCCCAACCATTTCTATAAACAGCGTCAGGATCTAAGTGATAAACTTTTCCACTATCAACTTGAGATGCTCCATCTGGTAATTCTGATCCATAAACAGTACTATAATCTACGGATTCGTAAGTTCTGCTTGATTGATTATACTTAACAAACGCACGATCATCTTTCTGGATTGATATTGCCGTAAACTGAGCAACAACCATTGAACGGAAACCAGATGCTTTTGCACCATCGGCGTGCATTCCCTGCATACCCCAGACAGATCTGAGTGAGCAGTTAAAGATATATGGAGACGCACCAGATACGGTATCGGTTTCAACAGTTACTGTTGCTGAAGCAGCACTTGGACTTGGATTAAGTGTTGGATATGATGAGAACGCAGGAAGAAGATAGGTAAATTGAGTGGCACTAAGAACATTTTGAACAACTGTAGAAATATTATATGGAGCTGTTAATCCAGCACCACCAACTCCTCTGATTTTAATTGGAGTTCCCGCATTCAATCCATGAGCTTCTGGTGTAGTAACTGTAATAATTGCCGATCCAGTAGATCCATTTCCAGAAATAATATTTGAAATGTTGATTGGATCTGCGGCAAAAGCTCCAACAATTTCCCATTCTGGATTTCTTTTTGCAAATCCAAGTGGATCTGCTGGATATTTTTGATCAATTTCACGATAAGCATTGTAAGCATTTGATAGCTTACTATAATACATATCAAGGTCTGTAAGACCATATGTTCCGATGTTATTCACACCATCTGCATATTCAAAGCAGGTTAATTTATGGTGCGAAAATGTTGGTGTAGATCTATAAGATACCCCAAAGTTATCTGGATTTGTATAAACTGTCGCTGCAGGATCAGCATCAAAGAATGACATTTGCCAAAAATAGCAAGCGCCAGTAATTTTAAAAATTGATGAACTGGGTACAGTAGAATCCGTTGGGTTTGGAACGTATTTTGCTCTAATTTTTGTTTTTCTTAAATCAAGACCAACAAGTGATGTTCCTCTTGGTACTATAACACCACCATAATAACTATTGAACTTATAAAGTTGGTTATCTTCCTGAGTTAAATCAAAATTAGAATCAAGACCTAAAGAAAAAACTGCTGCTGCAAAAGCTTCTGCTCCAGATCTATCGACTGCTTTAGCGCCTCCATTATCATAAATTGCATATCCAGGTCTATTATCAACTAAGTGCTCACCAGGAAATAGTAAAATGGTAGTTTTTTCAGTAATATCGTTTGTGCTTCCTTTTACATATGAAAATCTCGCAGATTCTAAAAGTGCTCTTTGAATCGTCTTAAATGGGCGAGCAAGAGAATTACCTTCATTTTCAATTGAATCTGTAGAATCAAGGTCATTTGGATTAACGTACAGAATACGACCTTCAGTGTTCTTGATAAAATTATCTAACTTATTAAGAGGCATCGGATTATAATAGACAAAAGATTTCTATGTTTTATTTATCCCAGTAAATCTTCCCCACCATATTCAAATTCAAGGTCGTCTGGAAGGTCTTCAGGGTTTTCTAACTCAACTGGGAAGAAGCAAGGATGTACCTCTTCATCTATAAGATAAAAAGAACTTCTATATAAGTCTTCTGGTTCAAATGTACGATTCTTATCTGCTGCTCTACAAAGATCTTGATCGTATAAATGTCCGTCTGGGAGTTCGTCAAAAGTGAAAGGAACGTGATTGATAAAATACATCTTCACGATCATACTGCCATCGTTATACCAGCAGTATGCAGTGTCGATACGATAAGACATTGGGTTTTCCCATATCTTATATTTATTTTTATAGGCGTGAGTGGATTCGAACCACCGCTGGAGGACTTTTAAGGTCCCTGTCTCTTCCGCTGGACTACACGCCCTTATATAAGACCATTATAACTCAAAGAGTTGTAGTGGTCAAGAATGTCGTGTGTTTGTGAGACTAAATCAAAACTGTTTGATAGATGCCCCACTGGATTCTATCATAAGTTTTGAACCACGACAAGTGCAGGTTGCGAGGATTGAACTCGCCTTCGCCGCTTTATGAGAACGGTCCATTCACCAGATTGGTAAACCTGCAAGGTGGTTCTGCGGAGAATTGAACTCCGTTCAGACACTTATAAGGTGTCGGCCTTAACCAATAGGCGACAGAACCTAGACAATGAACTATGATGCTTCGTTATTACACTCGGTGTGTATTCGAACAAAGTCATCATCCGCAGGTATCATAACCGCTGCCTGCCCATTCTCGTTAATTATACCTAAACTTTCTCCATTTTCAACTCGTTCCATCAGTTCATCAAACCTCTCTTGAAACTCTTCCACTGTGAAAACTTCCATTCGTTGCTTTTCGATATTTATATTGTAGCATCACTCGCCGTAAATGGCAAGATCAGCATACTCAATCTGTTCAGGGTCAAGTTGGGCAGTGATAACTTCCAACACGTTCATAAATTCTTGAACAGTATCACACTCAATCAGGCGCTCGCTGCCCTGATCGCTGAGAAGAAGAAAACTGCGGGTGCAAACATCAATCACAATGCCTTGGACGGTCTCTTGTGCGGTGCTCATGGGGGTGGTTCCGTTGATTACCCCCATATTATAGGGCGTCTTGGGTCAGGTGTCAAGCCAGGGCAAAGGAGGTTGATCCGATACCAACGGCATTAAATACAACTCTGTTTCCACTTAATGAAATTCTTACTGGTGTAGTATTCGCAACACTAATGAATCCATTAAAAGCAGTCACAATACCACTTGCAATTGAAACTGCTGTTCCTACACGTAATTGATTTACATATAAGTTATCAAGATTTATTGGACCAAGTAAATTTACATCCTTATAAAAGGTTACATTCCCATTAAAAAAAGTATCAGAACTATAATATTTTGTTGATGTAATAATTGCCATAATTTTATCCAAAAACAGAATCTACAACATTATTAACTAAACCAGTCGCTAATCTTTCAATTAAATCCAATCCAACAAAACTACCTTCAAAAACTAGTTTTGTAAAATCTAATCCAAGTGCCGCAATCATATTGCCACTAGTTCCTTTCACATCAACTTGTTGACCATCAATCATTATTCGACCTGAACCAGATTTAAAGTTAATATTTCTACCAGCTTTAAAGTGAATGTCTTCTTCTGCCTCGATCATAATGTTGGTTGCATAAATGCGAACCATTCCATTTGCACTAATAGAAACATTACCATTATTACCAATAATAACTACATCTTCTCGACCTTCTTCATTATTAGTTCCACCAGATATTTGAATTGTGTGGTCATTATATATTCCCATCAATCCACCACTACTTAGACTAATGGAAGATTGATTATCACCACTATCTGTTACGCCATAGATTTTATAAACGTCCGTTCCCTGCACACCCATTTGAGGGTTAGCAGTATCAATCCTAAAGTTAGGGTTGAAACTAATCAGTTGCCTTTTGTAAATATTCTTTTCTCTTTCTGCCATTAGGTTACACAGTCAACTACTGTTTTAAGTTCTCCACTAATCTTAGGTGCGCCAAGAAGTGGGCGTAAAATTGCTCCAGTTCCAGTATTTGAAGAAACAGTTAGAACTGGTAAACTGTTAACAACATTATTTAGAGGCGTAATCTTATAGATACGTCCATTATCAATTTGTACATCATAGGCATTACCAAGATTATCAGTCACTTTAGCATCTTTATATCCACTTCCACCATTCTCAATAAGTACATTAACAACTGAATACTCATCGATATTTCCGACAGAATAATTTTCTCCTTCCGAAACCATATAAATTCCTGTCACTTCTCCATTTTGATTAATAACTGATCTAGCGACTGCACCATATCCTTGTTCAATTTCATCGGTAATTTCAACAAATGGTGGATATTGATATCCAGATCCAGGATTTGTGACTTGTAAACCTATAATACTTGCAGTCACACTACCATCTTCTTGTGTTACAAGATTTCCATAAACAGGAATTGCTTCCGCATCAGACCCATTGCCACCAAAAATATTAACAATAGGTGGCAAAGCAGTTTCTATCGCATCAGTAAAACATTCTTGAACAGAGGCAATATCTACTCCAGAATTAATAATATCTGTAATGTTTTGAACTGATTGATACGAGTTAACCATTGAATCTTCTAATGTTGAAATAGATCCAGATGGTCCGCAACCAACTCCCCACTCATTTACCAATCCCGTAAATGCACTAGCATCTTGATTGCAACCAAATCCAACTCCAGATTCAGAGAACATTCCAATTGCTTCTCTTAAGATATTACCTACATTAAAGTCGGAAAAGAATTGTAATAGTGTCGCTACCCCTTCTAATGGACCAATGAACAAGTTTTCAAGTACACCAACAACGGAATTTAAAACTGCTCCAGCAAATTGTTCTGTTGCACAACTCGTAAATCGATCTACATTATCTAATGTAGATTGTAAAATATCAGATACAAGAGACGTAAGTTGATCAATTGCCGATCCAGCGATACAACCAAACGATTCTTCAAGAGCTTTAACAGGTATTAGCATTGCTTCTTGAGCAGCGACACCAGCAAGATGTGCTGCAACTGGATTCGCTGTCGCTGCAAGAACTTGTGCATAAATTAATTGATATAATAAATTTAATCCCTCTTTAAGCAAACCTATTAATCCTGAAAATGAACCTCCTTCAGCTTCATTTCCATTAATAATATAATTCATGGACGAACCAATAAAATCATTACAGTAAGATACGATTGAATCTGTAGCTTTATCGATTTCTTGTTGTATTTTTTGAAGATCTCCCTCAAACCTTTTCAGGTCTTTCATTAAATTATCAACTTTTGCTTTGATCTTATCAAGTTGTGTGTTTTTAACTGTATTTGCTAAATGAACTTTCTTACAGATAGCTGAATTTTCTGCAACGACTGTTTCCCCAACTTTTTGAGATATTCTTTGAGCAACCTCATCACTACCGCTAACAGGAGAACGTAAAGAATTTTCAGTTGGTTGATTATTTTCACTCGGAGTTTGTTTGATATTTTTTTGCATGAGTTCAGAGAACCCAGTAAATGCTTCAAACGGAGAGTTGTATGTAGTAGAAGGAACAGAAGCACTTCTACCGAAAGTTGCAAGAATCACAGGGATTTGAGCATTGTCTCCATCTAAAAAGAATCCGAGAACAATATCACCTTGTTGCAATTGAACTCCAGTTGCAACGTTTGCTGCACCACTTCCTGCAGTAGTTGGAATTAAACATTGTGCCCAAGGTAAATCCTCATTTGGTAGATCTGCTTCACTATAAGGATGATAACCAAGAATCCTAACCTTAAAACGATTTCCCCATCCACCACCTTCTACTTGTTGCCCCATAGAGGAGAGTGGTGGAATCTGCCCAATCCACCAACGAAAACCGTCTCTACCAATAAAATGACTTTGTAGTAATGATTGATCTAACATTTATGATGCCTTTGCCTCTACATTAATGCCAAACGTATCTCTTATTAATTTTAAAGAAGTGTAAGAAGAATCACTATCAAAGTGATGACATAACTCTTTAATCATATATAGACCACTAGTTTCCGTATCATTTTCGGTTGTTTGAGATTGAGTAATTTTTGGAAAACGACAATCAATGATATCACCTGCTCTCAAATTTGTGTTTGATGGAATAACCATTGTTAATGTTTGGGAAAATAAAATATTATATCTCATTAAAGACTGCGATTGATATTCAGATTGATCAGAGTTAATCGACGTTGATACATCCTTTTCTAGTGTTCCAACGTCATAAACGGCAGTAATAATACGAGTTGGAACATCACCTAAAGTTTTATCAGATCCTTCGGAAAGTGGTGGTAATTTAATTTGACTGCCAAGGTTTTTAGTTTTACCAGCATAATTTTCAAGTTTAAATAAACCCTCTTCTGGTTTGGAAAATGAGAAATCTAATGGATTAAAGAACATTCTATGACTTCCATAGGTTCCTAATTTAAGTTTTTCAACTAGATTTTGATTTTTTACAGTCATATAATTCAAAATCTTCAAATCATTATCAACTTTATTATTATTTTCATCATAAGAAACAGTAGCCTGACTGTAAATATATGTTTGTTTTGCTGGTTGTTTTATGAGTTCATCAATGGATCTAAACTGAAATCCGTCTTTAGTTTGATAGAATAAAAATCCTGCAGTGGCACTACCAGAAGATTCGGGAACTGCTTTGGCAGCTAACCAAATTAGAACTGTAAAAGGTTTTCTTAAATTCCCAATAAATCCATACTTGTTTGAAGTTTTATCAATCGCACCTATTTTAGAAGTTTTTAAAGTATCTTTTAAGATCTTTTCAACAGAATCACTTATTTTTAGACTTGTTGGATATTTTGCACCGACACGAACTGTCTCATTTGTAATTGCTTCTCTTGATACTAAATGAAGTGTAAAACTTTCTTGGTTTGTTTCAGAAATAACATCCGTAATGCTAGAGACATAAAAATAATCTTCTACTTTTTTAGAAAAATCTAATCCAGGATTTTTTTCAGAATTTCCTGCGATCTTCATTGAAACTCTTTCACCACCACGAAGAGGAAGACCATTGTAAATGGATTGTGCTTCAGATCCTCCTTCAGGTACAATTGTATTACCAGTATTAACGACTTTTACTTTTGCTGTAATTGTAGGTGAAAATAAATCCTCATAATAATCAATAGAAATCACACCTGTGGTGATATCAATTGATCTTTTACGATCATTGGATTCTAAAACAAACTCTTCATATATGGACTTTTTAGTTGACATTATAGATACGCTAAATCTAGCAGAAGTTTATTCTTGATAAAGTTATTTAACAACGCAGACTCGGGAACTTGTTGGGACATTCCTCCACCTGTACTTGGTTGAGAAGGAGCAGGTGCAGAATATTCTTCACCTTGTTGAGCAAGATTAACAAGTAAATCCATTCCAGAAATGCTTGGTGTAAGTGATGAAGGTGCTTGTTGAGGAGCTGAAGCAATTTGTGCTGGTGGTTGTGGTGCTACAGATGATCCGCCAAGTTGTGAACCAGAAAATCCACCAGCGATCAAATCTGCTCTAAGTCTAGAACTTAAAGCAGTTTCTCCTCTAGCATCATCAGATACACCTTTTCTAGATTGATTAGGATAAAAAGGAATATCAAATGCTTGATTTGAATAGTGGTAAGATCCTGAAGCATGTCTACCAGTGTTTATTGATCCTATTGTCCATCCTTTACCCTGCAACCATTTAATTGCAGCATCTCTTGTCACTTGACTATCAAATGCAACGTGATCGTGATAATTTCCTGCGGCATGATCTGCCCTATATCTTTTATGTGTTCGATCTCCAGTAAGATATTCAACGATCTTTCCACCTTTTCCAGATAAAGCAGATGGTTGTGAGGCAATAGAGATATTGTCAGAAATACCAAATTCCTTTTTCTTCCTTTCAATTCTTCCACCCATTTCAGCGACAGTTATTCTTCCATCTCGATTAGTATCAAGAGGTGCATTTGAAGAATATTCTCTAGAAGGTGAACTATAAAGAACTTTATTAGGATCACCAGATGCATATGCTGGAGCAAACACAGTCGAATATAATTGTCCAGCTCCTGCTCCCTTTTTTAAATTCCAATTTTCAAAATACTTATCAACATACTTCATCTGCTCAGCTCTACTCATTCTCTTTAATGCTGCTTGAGTAGTTCCAACAGATC